TAAGACTGAGTTCGCTTGGACAGTTAAGACTTGGACAGCTATACAGGAAGATGGTACAGCATTATGGAGTTCATTCTTTCCATTGAGCAAACTGGAAGAGAAGAAAGTTTTTTATCGTGACTCTAATGCTCCTCAGAAGTTTTGGCAAGAATATATGATGAAAGTTCAGTCTGATGAAGATGCTCTTTGGCAACAGAGAGATATCAGAGAGTGGGATGGATTCTTTCAGATGAAAGGGAATCAGGCTCACTTGGTAATGCCTGACTTAATGGATGGACATAGATCTAAACCAGTAAATGTATTCATAGGTTGTGATCCGGCTACAGATATTGACACTAAAGAAGCAGACTTCTCCGTGATTATGGCAGTAGCAGTTGATATGAACAACAATGCTTATGTATTAGAGTATGAACGACACAGATCTATACCAACCGTAGGGTCTAAGGATGCTAATGGTAATCTTTTAGGTAAGAAAGGTGTAGTGGATTACATAATTGATATGTATTCCAAGTACCATGCTCAGTCTGCAACGGTAGAAGATGTAGCAATGAACAGGTCTATCTTTCAGGCGTTAGATAATGAACGTAGGCGTTTAAATAAGTTCGATGTTGCAGTGATTCCAGAGAAACCGGGCGGTCAAAACAAGATAAATCGCATTTATAGTGGTCTTTCGGGCAGATTTAGTACCGGATCTATCTTTATTCGGTCTAATATGTTTGATTTGATGTCCGAAATACTTACATTTGGGCCTAGAATGGCACATGATGATACCATTGAGACTCTTTATTATGCATTAACGCACGCTTATCCGGTTGATTCAGGATCAGAAAGTGTTAAAGAGCTAGACCCTTACCGTAATTGGGGTGAGGAAGCAGTACCAGAGAAAAACTGGAAGACTCTATAGGAGGAGTTATGGCAAGGAAGACTAATAAGGACAAAGCGTATCTTGCATTAGAATTGTGGAACCGAGCTGTTACAGCAGAGAGGGCGCAATGGATGGATAAGATGCAAGAGTGTTATGATTTCTATTTAGATGAGCAACTAACAGCAAAAGAAAAGACAGCATTAGAAAATGCTGGTATGCCTACCTTCACTATCAATCGAGTTACACCTATTATACAAACAATGATGTATTTTGTTACAGCAAATCAGCCAAGATGGAAAGCCGTGGGAGTAGATCCTTCAGATGCTAAGGTTGCTGAGATATATCAGTATGTAGCAGACTATTGTTGGAATTTATCCGATGGTAATTCTACTTATGCACAGGTAGTACTTGATTCACTGGTGAAAGGTATTGGTTATTTCTTTATTGATGTTGATAGGAATAAAGACAATGGCCGTGGTGAAGTTGTTTTCAAACATATAGATCCATTTGATGTCTTTGTAGATCCGATGTCAAGAGACTTCTTATTCCGTGATGCTGCTTTCATTCAAGTCCGTAAGAACATATCTAAGACTCAGATGAGAAATTTGATGCCTCAATTTAAGGCGAAGATTGATAAAGCAAGCGGATCCCAGGATATTAATAGTATCACAAAACGTCTAGTTACCGATTCTAAGCATATTCAAAAGGAAGATGTTACTCAGGCTTATAATCCATTAAAAGGTGGTGAAGATGATATTATACTTCCATATCTTGAAACTTATGTTAAGCACGCTATTACTCTTTACAATGTTACATTCACTAAAAACTTATCAGATGAACAGATATCGGAGATTAATCGTAGGGTTGAAATTGGTATTAAAGAATTAAAAGCAGAGTTAGATGTTACCTATAAAGAGAAAGAAGCACAGTTACAAGAAGCTGTCAATGCTGGTGAAATGTTACCTGAACGTATGGCACTAGAATTGGAAAAGGCTCAGAAGATGATGGATGAAGCTATTACAGAACAGACAGGATTGTTAAGGACTCAGGCGCGAGAAGAGATTAATGAGACTGAGAGCATGATAATTCCTGAAGCAGATTTTAAAGTCCTTATTGAGTCAGATGAAATTGCCGACAGAGTTGTAGACTTTGCAAAATTTTATGAGTATAGGATTAGTGTAATTCAATCTTATGCAGATCAATTTTTTCAGGAGTTCGAGAGAGAAGAGAAAGATTATCCAATTGTGGGTATTCCGTATATGCATAGTGGAACACCCTTTGCCTTATCCGCAGTAGCACCAATGAAAGGGAAGCAAGAAGAGATAAACAAAGCGCATCAAATTATGATCCATAACGCTAATCTGGCCTCTAATATGAGATGGATTTATGTTGAAGGATCTATTGATGTGAAGAAATGGAAGTCCGATAGTGCAACGCCCGGTGCTTTACTAGCGTATCGACAGGGATTTGACCAGCCTACTCCTATATTTCCAAGTCAGTTAAACAATGCTTTCTATCAGATTACACAAGAGGGCAAAGGAGATATTGAATACATAGCTGGTATGCCAAGCTCAATGATGGGTATTACTAAGGGAGCTGGTGGGAAATCTCAGCATGATACCTACCGTGGATTACTTGCAAACGATGAATATGGTACAAGACGAATTAAAGCGTGGATGAGGCAAATAGTTGAACCAGCTCTTGAACATTTAGGTGGAGTTTTTCAACAGACCTCTCAGGCTCATTATACAGCCGACAAAATATTTAGATTAGTACAACCTAATCCATACATAGAACAAGGAAAAACCACAAGAATTAACATACCTCTATATGATGATAAGGGAGATGAAATAGGAAAATACTTTGATTACGAAACTGCAAACTTTGATGTTAGAATAGTGGGTGGAGCAACGATGCCAGTGAACAGATGGTTATTGATAGACGAATACTTCAAGTGGTATCAAGCTGGATTAATAGACGATCAAGCTATGTTAGCTCAGACAGATATTCCAGATAAGGAAGCTATCTCTGAACGTAATTCTCAGGCTGCACAAATGCAACAACAGTTGGCACAGTATGAGGAAGCATTGAAGAAAGCAACGAAGAAGTCAGAATCTCTTGAAGGGCAGTTGGTACAGGCTGGTATTAAATTAAAGATAGATGATGCTAACCAAGAGATCAAGGGCAAGATAATGGAAACGGACAAAGAGCAAAAGCTAATTCAAGGTGTTCTTGCAAACTTAGTCGAGAAAGCTAAGAATGATATCGAGAACGCAAAAGAGAAAGCTATAATGGATGTCCAGAATAAAGCTGATGATAAATCTAAGGACTCTAAATAAAGTTCTTGCGGTGCTTAGTTAAAGTCAGTATATTTTTGACGAATAATGCTATTTGATAAATAGATATGGAGGAGTTTTACAATGAGTGAAGCAATAGACTTGAGCAACGTATCTGGTAAAGATACCCCCCAAGCCAAGCAAACTCAGGCTGGCAAAGGGGATATTTTGAAAGATGCGGAAACTTTTTTTACACACTTGGATTCTGAATTGATGAAGAGTGATCTGGAAGCACAAACTCCAGAGGAAATTGACGCAGCAAAACAAACCCAGCAACAAGACAAATCAAAAAATTTAGGCACCGCCCAGCAACCCGGTAAACCCGGCCCTGAAGATGCCGAAACGCTGAAGAAACGGTATGCAGCCTCTAGCACGGAAGCTAAGAAATTAGCTGCTGAACGGAAAGAACTAGAGCCTTATATGCCAATTCTGGAAGCAATGAAAACAGACCCTAACTTAATTTCTCATGTTAGATCTTATTTTGAGGGAGGAGGTCTTACTCCAAAGTCCATAACAGAACAACTGAATCTAGATGCTGATTTTGAGATTAATATGCAAGAAGCGGTATCCGATCCAAATTCAGATTCTGCAAAAGTACTGGATGCGACAGTCGATAATCTTGTGACACAGCGATTGAATCAACGGCTCTCACAGAGAGACACTGAAACAAACAAAGTAACACAGGAAAAGGAACTTCGAGCAAAGTATGAAATGTCGGACGAAGAATGGGAAGAATTTAAGGGTTACGCTAAAGGTAGGAAAATCTCACTTGAGGATTTATATCTTCTGAAAAATCGTGGGGTCAGGGAAAAGAAAATCTCTGAAACCGCAACTCAGAAGAACTTGAATCAGATTAAAAAAACTCAAGATAGACCAGCCTCTCTTGCGACAGTTGGTTCAGAAGTAGAGCCTCAAAGGTCTGCTTCGGATAAAGTCATGGACGTATTAGTGGAGTTAGACAAAGGAATAGTGGACTTTGAACTAACAGACTAGAAAAATCTAGTCATACAGGAGATTTTAAAATGAGTGAATTACTACAGCTAGGTGACTTTACTGGTAATACAGAGGGTTACGCTGCTTCACAGGGTTCTTCATTATCTACTGGTGATCTTAGACGTAAGTATAATTTTGGTGATCGTGTATCTGAATTACAGATACCACAGGATCCTTACTTCCGTTTTGTTAGTAAATTGTCGAAACGCCCGACTGACGACCCTGAATTTAAATTCACGGAACGCAGACCTTCTTTTCATAAGAGATATGCGTATATTGTAGGTCACGGTGAATCTTCGATTGCTACCAATGATGCTAGTATTGATGGCAGTACAGGGCCAAACACAGATATTGCTGCTGGTGGGCAGTATAAATTTAGGATGGGTGCGGATTACAAATCTGCTGGAAACCTGTCAAATGTATTTGGACAAAGTAACGGAGCTTTCAGTGTTGGAAGTGCTGGAACACGTCCAGAATTTTTCTTACCCGGTCAAATTATCAAAACCAATTTATGTACCGTAACCACAGCTATAGGTACTGCACCTGTAGTTGGCGATTATATGCTTTGGCGAATTGATAGTATTGTAAAGAATACTCTTACCGTTGATTTAGACGTTACTTGTATTCGTACGGCCACAAGTGATACATACCGAGAGTTCACATCTTTTGTTGCTGCTACAACAGTTATTACCGCAGTTTACACAGCAGCCATTAGAGATGATCTAGAACGTAGACGTACTTACGTTGTAGGATCCGCTTTCAGTATGGGATCAGGATACCCCGAAACTTGGAAAGATGAGCCTTTCTCAACTGGTTATGGACGGACACAGATCTGGAAAACCACGTTGGCAATGGACAATAGTACTCGTGCTACAGTCCTGAAATATGAGCCAAACGAATGGGCAAGGATTTGGAAAGAAAAGCTTATTGACCATAAGTGGGATATCGAAACAAGTTTACTTTTTGGTACTCAGGGAGTGGTAGATGGTGTACCGTTTACTGAAGGGATCGTGGATTACATTACCAATTACGGTAACGTCTTTTCACTTACCACATCTAGCAAGACACAGGATGATTTCCTTGATGATCTGTCAAGCTACTTGGATCCACGCTACAACACAGGTAAGGCCAATATGTTCTATTGTGATACTAATACATTCAACTGGTTGAATAAACTGGGTGGATATATGAAGAATAACATAGAGATATCGACCAATTATCGTGCCAATACCGATATGGCCGTCATTGCACGGAAAAACGTGTTAGGAGTTCCAATCAGTGTTATTGAGACTCCAATGGGGCCAATCAACATTACACGGAATGTTCATCTTGATGGATCAAACGTCAAGATTCTTGCTGTCAATATGCAGCAAGTAGCATATCGTCCGTTAGTGGGTAACGGCATAAACAGAGACACAGCTATTTATGTAGGTGTTCAAACGCTTGAGAATAGTGGTGTAGATCGTAGAGTAGATTTAATCCAAACAGAAGCTGGCTCTGAACATAAGATGCCAGAATGTCACGCCTACTGGGCGTAGATAGGGAGGAAATTAATCATGTCGAGAAAACGATTTTATAATGCGGATGGTAAGGCTGGCAAGAAATTCCAGACTACCGGGTTTATCCGTGTTGATTCATTTAGGCTGGACGTTGGTGTTCATGCCCAAGATGAAACACAAGTTGCAAGATGGTATAAGAAAGGTGATATGATACTTGGCTTTCGAGCTAGAGTAACTGAGATAGTTGAATCAGAAGGAGCTGGAACTTTACAACTTGGTTTTACAGGGATAAGAATGCTTAGTGCTGCTATAGCGTTAGCAAATATGGATGCTATTGGAGATTTGATAGGTCCAGATTTAACAAATGGTGCTGAGAATGGGCCTTATTTGCTACCAGCAGATGATAGTTTTGACGTTATCAATGCAACCGCAGCTTTCACAGGTGGAAAATTTGATGTTGATGTCGTTCTATTACCAGCAGACCCGGAAGATCTTGGATCTAATTTCCACGAATATGTATCGACAGCATAAGAGGTGTACTCATGAATAAACTAATAAAATTATTCATAGCCTCTTTACTGTTGGTGTCATTTTCGATTGGACAGGAACTGAGTGACTGGAAAGGTTGGATCGCTAATGATCCT